TCATATCGCCAATTCTCTTAGCAATATAATTTGACGAGTTTTGATCGAGTGTACAATTACTATATCTCTCAATGATTTTTGGATTATAGTCTTTATCAAATGCTTCTCTAATCACAACAGTAAATGTACCGTACTTATCAAAAGCAGTAATTGGAGGCCTAATATCGGTGATAGAAACTTTAAGATTCTTGGAAGGCCATGCACCGCCATTAATGGAAACCAACCTAAACAATTTTTGTGTATTAACTTCAAAGTCAAAATCTGACCCGTAAGTATCAGCCTGTGAGACAACCCAAGGGGTTGCAGCCTCTTGGTTGACCATTCTAAAGTCTGCTTGTTCAGGATTTACTGAGCCTGACTCAGCCTTAAGACCGAGTAGCATACCAATGCTGCTATCCATATCAGTGATCCTGTCTTTAACAGAGTCTTCGAAAGTCTCTCCAAGCCAGTAATACTGAACAGAATCGGTATGAGTAATCGTCTGGTTTGTCAGTGTCGGATTAGTATTGAACACACTTCTGATATAATCTTTTGATGTGGAATCAAAAGAAAAGGTAACAGCTTTGGTTTTGTTTCCTGCGATTGGAACCTTAATCGTATACTTGCCTGATTCGTCCGCAACAGGCCTTGAAGCGCCGGAGCCAGTAGCTCCGCCAACAGCAGCACTAGAAGTCAACTCGATAGAACCAGAGGTAACATAAAAAACAGCAGCCAAGGTACCTAAGTTATGAGTAGCATCAGAGCCAGAGTTTGCAATAAAAAGCCCATAGCCACCACCAGAAGTAGCATTGCTAAGCTTAACTTCTGCGCCTCTCGTAGTCGTCTTAAGAACCCAACCTGCTTCAGCACCAGTTGAAGAGGTATCATCAGCAGTATCCGCCTCTTCCCCTAAGAGCCTAATGATATTGATGGGGAAATTACTTCGGAGATAAGCCTTGGCTGCATAAGCAGCATATGAAGGGGCATCTTTATTTCCCATCCTCCAAGGATCATCAGTACCAGCACCAGAATAAGGCTCGCCAAATGTTTGTTTAAGTTCTTCAAGCGAGTTGATCAAGACCGCTCTATTTCCGGGGCCTTTCTCGAACCTACCAATAACCAGAGGTCCGAGTGAGTCCGCAGGGTTGGAAAGGTTGGTTTTGTCTATCTCCTTGGTAAAGATACCGGGAGATTTAAATTTAAAAGTTCTCTCAGACATTACTTGTCTCCTTAATAGACTTTGGGATCGATATTTAACTCTAATAAATAGTTATTTTTGTTTTGAATGTCAAGACATTTTAAGGTCTAAAAAATCCATTCTTCTTTAAATATTCATTGAGGTCACCAAAAATAACTTTTTCTCTCGGTAATTTAACTTCAACAGCGTTTTCCCTAACAACCATCTTAGGACCTTCTTGGTTCTGGCCTTGTCCAACAAGGTAACCAAGAACCCTAAGAGATATAGTTGTTTTATATAACCTCTCTTCTTCGCTTAGGTTCGAAGAGTTGTTTTGTTGACTAAAGTTGCTGTCTATAAATACCTCATAGAAATGTCCATCTCTCCTTATCCCAAATTGAGAGATGTTCCCCGTTCTGGTTATAAACGGTGTGGTCATTTCATTCATTTGTTGTTGGTAAATAGACATTAAATTTATGTTATACGCCACCTCAATATAAGTGGGTTGTGGTATCGTTATTGTTTCATATACAACTTTTTTATTTTTCTTTCTTGTCCTGAAGTTCTCTTGGCCGTAAGCCCTCTTAGAATCAGCGTTAGCGAAGTTAGAAGTCTTTTCCTGTTGAATCCTTCTGGCGATCACCATAGAGCCACCGCGCTCATCATTGACAGGAAATATATTAGCCCAAGCTGTGCCTTTCTTTGAGGGATCTTTTGTTATTCCTGTTCTCTCAACAGTAATCAGGGGAAGATCAACAGCCCCTTCGAGATCAAAAATAGCTTGTCTTTCTGATGCTTTTCTTTGGAAGACCCTTTCTGCTGATAGCCAGATAGCTGGAACTTTCTGAAACCCTTCTTTGAATGTACAAAAAATATTTGCGTCTTTGTTCACCCAATCGAACAGGGCCATGTCAATTGTTTCTATTGTTGATGGAGCGAAAGGTATTTCCTGAACTGTCAATTCATCGTCGTTTTTACTGAAGCCCATTGAACTGCCCTCTTTCTGCGAGTATGCATCGCCCAGATATCTCAAACCTATGATCTATTTGGCCAAATAATTGTTTAGGTTCTGCCAAGGTAACCAATTCATACATTAATTGTCCATACAAAACAAAGTCGCCTTCTCTCACAAAAAGGTCTTGATCCTCTGTCAACCTTCTTTTATGAAAGTTAACTGTAATCTCAGACTGCTTATCGAGAGTACCAGATTCCATCCAGCTAGTTTTAAAATCACCCCAAGTGACAAGAGCATAAACCCTTACTGGTGGTAAGAAGTTTTTTATTATTGCCTCACCGTACAAAGGATGAAAGTTGGTTGTGTTCGTATCTATCGGATAATAGACAACTTGTTGCCCGACAACCCTTTCAATTACCTCATCGTTAACCTGTTTGACAAGGTCTCTTTCTTTTTTACCTAAGAAGAGAGGCGGTGGAGGCTGTGGTGGTTGTTCCCATTTTGACATTCATTGTCCCTCCTTAACCAGTGAAAACCAATAAGGGATAATGTTTTTGTATATTATTGGCAGCATCTGCCATGGCTGCATCTTGCTCCATCAGCTTTTGATATGTCAACTCATCCAATATTGTTTTTAATTCATCCCTGAGGGCGTTCTGTTCTTCTTTTGCTTGTGACAAAAGCTCGCTATGATTAAGCGTCACTTGATCTCCGGGGATAGGAACATTTGAGAACTTACCCCTGATCTGCCCCAACATCTCTTTTGAGAGAGCAAGAGAGAATCTTCTAATCCAATGCTTACCAATTGCATTTATATTTTCATAAGGTATGTTAGCCATTGGGATGGTATTCATATTGTTGATACCATCTGTGCCTGACTTCTTTCCTGCTTCGTCCACCCAAGGATCGGTCTGAACTGTAAACTCAACCCAAAGTTTGAATGGGTGTTGGTTCGTTGGTGCAGGGAAGATTCTTATGTTATTATTTTTTATCTCATACGAATAATGTGAAAGCCTTGTGTATATCGCATCTTCATATGCCATTGCCTGTAATTTATTTTGCCACACAGGAATGATTTCAAAAGTTGAATCGTCCCCGTACTGGCCGTAGCTAAAAAGGTTTCCGATAACATTCAGCCCACCGTAGTAGCCAAAGAATCGCCACATAGCGTGCGGTGTTTTATAGAAAACTCTTTTAATTGATATTCTTCTGTCTCCGATTTTGTTCTCGCCAAGGTTGGCGTCAGAGAAAGGCAAGCTACCTGTGGCGGCTGCACTTGCAGATATTAGAGCTTGTAAATCATAGTCCTGTTTATTTACCTCTGTGTCTATTGAAGCAGAGTAAATCGTTTGAGACCCTCCGATGCCTATTTTCGTCTCAGTTCCTTCAGCAATCCTGTTTGCATACTCAAACCTTACCTTGGGGAACTTAAGGGCAACATTCGTCGTAAAGGAGCCTGTAAGCTCCCCTTTGTGATCAAATGAGCCAGTGGTCGAACCCAGAACATTAGAAAGGATATTTTTGCTCTGGTGTAAATTGAGGATGTAGGAATACTCCAAGCAGGCCTCCTCGTAAGAAGAATAAACATTCCCTTTAGTGAGTTCTATATCTAAGACATCACCTCCTAGTTTTTTGTAGACGTAGGAGACCTGCTTGAGAGCACCTGTAACAAATTCACCACTAGTGTAAATACCTTGTGGTAGGCTGGAAATAACTTCGGCTGCTGCATCGGAGCTTGCCGAAGGTAGTATTATAGCACTAGTGGTGCTGGCTGGAGTTAAGGTCGGGAATGACATAAATATTTTCTCCTCGTATTAAATAGTGGTTACCACCTAAAAGAAATAAAAGAAACCCTCGGCTAACTAGTAACCGAGGGTCTCAATCTCTCAACGAGTTCTAGACTAGCTAGAAATCGAATTAACCGAGGAGATCCGTAACAACGACGAGGCCGTACATATCAGGTCGGACCATCTTCTTCGCGTACCGGGTCAAGACCCCTTTACGAGGCACAAAGTCCTCGGTACCGAAGATAGTTGGAGTCACCTGAAGTGGTACGTAAGGAGCGTAGACGTATCCGCTTTCGAGGAAAGAAGATCCGTTACGACCGACCAGCAGGAGGTTACGTGGGAAGTAAGGGTCAACGAAGACATCAAACTTCTTAGAGATGCTACCAGCTTTGATTCCGCCGATGGTACCCTTCTCATCAGAGTGGGTCACAGAAGCTCGGAAGCCAGAGGTGAACTCAAGGAGGTTTGCGATCTCAGGTGAGGTAACAACAAAGTTAGCTCCACCTCGGAGAACCTTACGGTGAATCTGAGCGGAGAGGTCGTTGATTGTTTCAACCAAGGTCTCGTACCACTCTGAGACGTTACCAGTGAAGTCGGGACCTTGCTGTCCACCGTTAGTCAAGTCAGCACCAGTGGTTCGGTTAACGAACTTACCGGGTCGTCGTGACCAGTAGAACTTACCAGCAGTAGCGCCTTGGATAAGGTCGTTGATGATTTCTCGGTCGATCTCAAGAGCAATCTGCTCAGAGAGAATACCGGTAAGCTCAACTTCTGCGTCCAAGTTCTGGTAAGCTTGGAGGTCCTGACCGAGTTCCTGTGACCACTTAGCTTTGAGCTTTTTGGTCACTGCGGTCACTGCCACAGAGTCAACCTTGATGTCGATCTCAGAGATTTCGTTCTTGTTGGTATCAGAAGAGCCAGCATTGCCAGTTCCGTCCTTGGGCTCTTCAAGACCCCAAGTATCAGCACCGACAACAGTACCAAGTGACCCACCAGCGTTGAAGTTGTCAACGAGAGGGATAGTAACACTGACAGCGCCCGCAGCCAATCCAGTAGCAACATCGTCTATGTTTGTCTGGTTAAGAGTTGCGATCTCTGCACCAGCAGCAGTAGAGATAGCTGTCTTAATTTCTGCTTCAGTGGAAGTAGCAAGAGCATTTGCATCAACAACAGTCACCAACTCATATGCCAACTGAGGCAGTGCCGTGACGACCGAGAGGCCTTCAGATCCAGCATTTGAGAACGTTGCTTTTGTGTGTCGTCTAATTGGTTTAAGATGAACAATGGCTTTGTGATTTGCGGCAATTGTAACACCAGCAATAGCACTAGCAGATCCATCGTCAGTTGCAACGATATACAAATCGCCCTTTTCCCCAACAACAACAGCATTTTCATCAAAATTAGAATGATTAATTAAAGACAGAGCAGTCGTGGTGACAGCAGTTGTCATCGTAGCATTCATCTGTGCAAGTGTACTAGCACCATCAGAATTATTCCAGCCGTTACTAGCGCCAGTCGCTGCCGCCCCTGCGATCTTAATCACAACGTCCCCAACGAGATCAGGATCGAAATTAAGAGCAGAATCAGCACCGCCGTCAAGAACAGCAGCCGCAGTAACTTCCCCGGCTGCACAAGTAGCTGATCCAGTTGGTGAAGAATAACCAGTGTTCAGGTTATACATACCACCGCCACCATTGGTGACCAGATCAACACCATCAACCAGACCTTTACCGACAACGTTCTGACCGTAGACAGAATCACCAGCAAGGTAACCAGCGCGTGATCCCTCAAACGTAAAGTCGAGGAAGAACACGAGACCAGCAGGCAAGCTCATTGGCTGAACAGACACGAGGTCGTTAGCGAAGAGATTACCGAAGACTCGTCGGACGATTGGAAAAGCGACTGAAGCGAAACCTTCAACGTCACCAGCAGCCATAGAGGAAGCTTCTCGGAGAAGTTCCTTAGCTTGGTTTTCGAGCAAGAGAGACATGTTCTCTTTAGATCGGGCACCAGCGAGCCCTTCGAGAAGCCCGGTAGCTTCCCACTTGTTCATAATTGCTTGGCCTTCTCGTCGCAAGTCGCGATCAACAAGACCTTCTGTCAAATTTTGCAGAATAGACATTTGTTTGATTCCTCCTTATGAATTAATTCCTGCAAGTCTCTTCATCCTATCAGCAAACATTTTTTGCTCATTGGATTCTGAGGATTCCCGCTTAGGGAAATAAGGTGAAGCTGACCTAGAAATAGCCTCTGACAAGTTTTTGGGTTTCCTTTCATTCTGTGAAAAAGAGCCAATAGTGTCTTCGAGGGTTTCATAAATAACCTTCGCCTCTTCAATCGTATTTGCCTTGGAAATAGATTCGACAAGCTTCTGCTTTTGTCGCTCATTCAGGGAGGAACTATTCAGGGCACGATTAGTATATAATAGTTTTGCATTACTCAAATTGACTTCATTTAACTTTTTTTCCAATTTTCTAGCAATGCTTGCTAATTCTTTATTTTTATCTTTATAGTCTTCGAGAATGTTCTCAAGGATGTCGAATGATTCTTTAAGCTCAGAATACTCTCTATCCTTTTGTTTATTTTTCTCTTCTAACTCTTCGTTCTTTTTTTCTAATTGTTCAACTGCATCGACAAGTTCATGTGCTTCAAGCTTGTAAGCAGTTGGTGTGTTTGCACCAAAACCCCAACCAGTGGGCTTAGGCTCATAGTCAAATTCAAGACCTTCAATAACTTTTGCAACTTCACTTTCAATATTCTCAAGACCCATCTCTTCTTGAACCAGCATCTCAAGTGCTTCTTGGAGAACTGCGTCAGGAACTTCAAGAAGACCAGTATCGGTTTCAGCGCCAGCTTCAGGGGTTGGTTCTGTTTCTGGAACAACTTCTTCTGCTCCAAAATCAACAGGCTCTTCTGCCATTGGTTCTTCTGCCATTGGTTCTTCTTCGAAATCTTCAACCGAGTCCTCTTCTGGTTCTGGCTCTTCATAAAGTTCAGGATTCATTGATTTAGCAAAATCTTTTAAATCTAGTGTAATCTCGACTTCATCTTCATCAGAGTCGGGAGCATAGGGAGAACTGTCAGAGCCATCTTTACCCAGAAGCTCAGAGCCGGTGTAAGGCACCTGTCCAGAGAGATCGATATCGTGGTCAGAAAGGTCGGCCCCCATATCAACTGGGGCCTCCTCTGCTGATCCTGTATCGGAAAAAAAGCTTTCCAAGCTCTCTTCTTGCTCCATAAGAAGAGAGATAGCTTCTTTTATTTCTGCGGAGTGTTCTTCAAGAATTTCATTTTTTACTTTTCTTTCAAAGGCTTTTCTTGCCTCTGCGGCATCAATTATAGCTTCGTCAAGCAAGGTTGACATAATATTTCTCCTAATCTCTTTTTTACTCTAATAAATAGTGAGTTCTGTTCCTAATTTGTTTTTATTAATTTGTTGACTTAATCTGCCAGTTGGTGCTGTCATAGGCAAAGAAAGTCACAGCACCAAAGTTTGTTGATATTTGTAAACTAGAAGCGCCTTGTATTTTATTGCTTCCTGATGCGTTTATTGTTATTGTATTTGTTCCTGCGCTGCCTGACACGTCTGCAATTGTTAACTCTAGTCTTGACTCTGCGGGAGGTAAAAGAATACTTGTTGGCCCCGAAGAAGACACCGCAAGAAAACTATAATCTGCGCTTGCTGTTATGGACGTTCCTGTGTTGGTCTCAAGGCTGTTATATATGTTCTTATCAAAATAGGCTTTACCGCTGACGTCGATAGGTCTGGGTCCGTTTCTAAAGAATGTTACCCCAGCAAATTCTCCAGCAAAGTCAGTGCTTGCAATAGAAACAGAGCCAGACACCCCAAGAGCAAGGCTCTCTCCGGCAATAAAATTATCTGCCCCAAACGCCACTGCCGCAACAACTGGAGGCAGTGGCAAGAACGAGGTGTCACCTGTGTTTTGAACAGCGATACCGCCCGATACATATAACGAACCAGAAAAAGTATGGGTATCCCCGCTTCCTGTGCCAAACACAGTAGAGCCAGCTATGCCGTCTGTATCTTTATAAATCCAAGAACTTGCAGATGAACTTAATTTTGTATTTATTTCAGTCATATTTTATATCACCGATAGCAGAGCCCAACCCGGCGCTGACTCACCGCTCCCTGTTGAGGCCAAAATAACTGACCCGTAATTAACCTGCATTAGCAGTGTGGCATAACCTTCAATAGTTTCTGGCGACTGGGCTTCGACGGTTATATTGTTGGTCGCTGCATCACCAGTAGAATCTTTAATTATAATTACTCTTCCATTTTCTGTATTCGCAAGCGGAAGAGTCACTTGTATTGGGGCAGTGCTTGTATCCACAACGATGGTTGTGTCACCAGAACTACAAGAATAATCTGCTGTAATTGAACTATAGTCTAAGGTCAATGCCATTTTATAACACCTCTAATAATTTATAATTAGTTCCATCTGACATAAGCCACACTGCCCCATAAGGAGTTGATAATTCTATTTGGCTTATCCCATCTATTGTACCTGATCCGGGTGCTATATCTATATGATTTGTTGCAGAAGCATAACCTGTTATTTCTTTAATGATAAATACTTTTCCGGGGCAAGCACTAGGGGCTGGTAAGACTATTGCTTGCATATCTTCTATTACATTTAAAAGTTTTACAAGTATAAGGTCATGACTGCATGTTGCGCTAAATATTACTGTGCCTGTTCCCCTGTCGAAGAGGGTGGTTGCTAGAACAAGAGGCCCGGCATCTATACATTCTCTTTGGAATATGTTCTGGACGAACCCCGGATTACTTAGAACTACCGGTGCCCCGATGCCGCCATAACAGTTGGGATATTCATTGGAATAGGTCTCGCTGTTATCAAGAGTGTAGTCCTCGGAAAAATTTATTTTTTCGTCGGTCGCCAATGTTATCCAACCCCAACAGAACCAGACCAGTTATTGTATCCAACATCTTCAACAGAGACAGGAGAAAGACCTGCAATAATCGAACCAGTTGATCCAGAGGTCGTAAGATTACTATAGAGATATATCTCACTTACTCTCCAATCACCTTGAATTGATTCGCCCGACTCAAGAATAAAATAATTCATCGGACTAGAACCATAAGGAGTCCTAACAGCCGCTTCAGAAAAACCAACACGAAGTGGTTGATTAGCCGCACTTGAATCTCCAGCAATTGCTGTCCCGTCAGTGCTTCGACCAGATACGTTCCTAATAGTAATAAATTTTGTTAACTTTGGAAACTCAATCTTAGTAACAGCCTGACCGGAGCTTGACGCTGGGACCTCGATACCGGAACTCAAAAAGGGGATGCCGCTATAGTTATAAACAGAAGAGACATCCGATTGCTTATGATATTGAAATGTAGATTTATACATATTGTTTCACCTATAGAATTTTTACTAAATAGTTTTAGCTATCGTTTTCCCGCTTCTGTCTCTCGATCTCTTTGGCCATCTTGCGCTTTGCAATTTTCTTAAGCCTTCTTTTTCTATCTGAGGGCTTCTCGTAGTATCTTTTTCGATTGACCTCGTCTAGAATTTTTTCTTTTTTTACTTTCCTCATGAATCTTTTAATTGCTTTTTCAATTGAATCTCCATGACGAACTTTTACTTGATAATTTACTCTCTTAGCCATAATTCCTCTAAATTAGTTTTTTCCAAGTGTCTTGCATTGAGCCAAATAGTCTACCAACATCGACCCCTTCATCATCAGGACTGAACCCTGAGAGTGCTCCTTTCGGCTGAACAACCTCTCCCGGTACGCCTTTTGATGAGATAGGCTCAAGACCTTCAAATACTTGACCATAAAATTCTCCACCAAATGTTTCCTTCATAATATTTTTTGCAAATTCATTATTTGAAGAACGTCTTGGTGGGGAAGGTTTTTTTACTTTTGTCTCTGGTTGTTGAGTCTCTCTGATAACAGGAGCCCCTGTCCCCTTTACCACTTCACTTATCAAACCAGACAAAAAGCCTTCTTCAAAAACAACTTCTCTAATACACTGCTTGATCAAAGGCTTTAAACTTTCTTTTAATTCTTTTGTGCTCATTTTCACCTACTAAAATACAAAGATGTCATCGAGTGCTTTTTTAATTTTCTCATCTCGATGTGTTGGCTTGGAGCCACCTGATTCCTTCCACTCTTTTAACATAAATGCGTTCGGAGTGGAAGGCTCAGATACAATATCGAAACAAATTAATTGAAAATCATCTTCAACGATTGTCTGGCCATTTTGCTGTCGAACCGAACCAAGACCTCTTGAGGAGATACCAATCTTAACATTTGCGTTTATCAACTCTTGGAGAACCTTGCCTGATGGGGTGCCCAAAACTTCAATCTTGCCCATAACCCTTGGTCCGTCCCACCAAACATCTGTAACCAGATGGGAGACATTCTTCAAGTTAACGACTGAATCGTCTGGGTGGTCGAGTTCGCCCAAAGCCCTTCTTTCCATGATAAGTCTTTTATAATTCTGGACTTCCCTTTCAAGAATGGATTGTGGGTATCTTCTTCCATTTCCGTTTGTGCAATCTGCCTCTTGGAGCTTACCAGATAAGAAGACTGCGCCAGTAGCTGCTCTTCTTTTTTCGTCTTCTGTTAAGACGTCTTGGCAAACCCCATCGGGGCAAAGTTCATAGAATTCTCTTAAAATATATTTACTCATTTTTTCTTTATACCTGCAAGATACAACCAATTATCAACACGCTCTTCTGCCTTTTTGGTTTGTTGTTCTTGAATAAAGTCAAGGGTGTTTTCGTGCTTCTTATTTGAGTCAAGAAGTTCTTTTCCTTCTTGCATGACGTTCACACCTCTTTTGCCTTTGCCTTTGCCTTGGCCTTTGTTTTTATTTTTCTTTTTTCTCCGCGCAAGGTTTGGATACTGTTCCTTTTTTTGTCTTCGTTTTTTTTGCCTTGGGGTTTCTCCTTTAGTCTTGTCTTCAACATCCTTCTGCAGAGCGGCGGCTGTTTCTCTGGGGCTTGATGCTTTCTTTTTGCCTCGACCACCGGCAGTGGGAACAGGCGTTTCTTTTTTATCTTGCGATGCTGTATTCTGAACTTGTACAGGGTCGAGGGCATCGGTTTTTGGTTTAGTACGGTCTTGTGACGGTTTCATATTGTCACTTGGATCGTAAATTGCACCGCCTGTCTCTAAAGATCGCTGATCTTGATCAGCAGCTTGAGCAGCCTGCGCTAGCTGTTCTTGGTCGAGTTCTACTGTCCTCTTTCCTTGAACATCGGCATTAGGGTCCGGCTCTTTCATAGTTGGAGTTCTTCTCCTTTTAGCAGCAGCATCTGCATTGGCTGCTGCGGCGTCTTCCTCTTTTGTGACATTAGGGTCTGTTTCTTTTATAGTTGGAGTTCTTCTCCTTTTAGCAGCAGCATCTGCATTGGCTGCGTCGGCGTCTTCAGGCCTTGTGGCATTAGGGTCCGGCTCTTTCATAGTTGGAGTTTCTTGTCCTAGTTCTCCTGTTTTCGGTTTAAACTTTGCCTTTTCCAAATTGTCTTGCATCTTTTCCCGCTCGCTAGATGAAAAAGAATCTGCAATTCTTTGGGCTTTTTGTTCCGGTGTTTCCTCTTTCGGACTATGAGGTATTTCTACTTCCAACCCATCAGTGCCCCCTCCTGAGTCTGGCTCGGGCTCACCACCAACACCTTCTCCTGCTCCGGCTTCAGGATCATCACCATCACCTTCTTTTGTATCTGTTGGAGGGGGGGCATCTCCTGATTGATCTGCAACATTCTGATCTGCATCAGCAAGCGCAGGATCATCACCTATTGCCTGCTCTTCCTCTTTAGTGGGAGTAGAGACATCAGGGTTCTGGTCAACAGCTTCACTCACTGCTTGAGCTGCGGCTTCGGCGTCACCGCCGAATTGTTCCTCAAGTGAATTTGCATCTTCGATACCAGACTTTAATTTTCCTTTCCATTCGCCCCAGAAGACTTGGTATCCACCTTTCTTGTCTTCAATATACTGAGCATGAAAATCTTCCATACCATTTTCACGACAGAACACTTTAATTCTTTTTCTAACTTCTCTCATCTTTGCATCATCAAGAAGCTGATCAGGATCGTTGAGATCTTTCTTTTTCTTAAAAAGCTGTTTAAAGAAACTAGCGCCAGATTTAGCAACTCTCCTTATAAGACTTTTCTTGCGCATAAGGTCATAAGCTATGAGACCACCCGCAAGTAAAAGTCCACCGCCGATTAGCACTTCTGGGGACATCATAAATTTTGCAATCTTAGCGAGATTGAAAAGAGTTGGTGTATCAACATTTGGAAAACCACCACCCAGATCACCGGCAGTAGCTTCAGGCAATCCAGAAGCGCCAATTCCTCCAGCACCTTGTGGAATACCAGCATCACCGGGCGTTGCAGTAGGAACACTAGGAGTACCTTGCGGAACACTAGTGCTTCCGGGTGTTGCTGTGGTGGGACCAGCGGCTCCGCCAGCCGCCACGCCCGGCCCAATACCTTGTCTAGGCCCAGTGGCTCCACCACCTCCGCCTCCTCCGCGAGATCTAGAAATGCGACGAGTGCGTGGAGTGGCTGCGCCGCCTGTGTTTTTTCCTAATACAGTATTTTTTAATGACTTTGTTGTAACACCTTCAGAAACGATAACTTTATTAAGCTCTTCATAGATTACCCTTTCGAGTCTTGCCCTTCGAAGCTCTCTTGTAAGTTGTCTTCTCTTCTTCTTTCCAAGTTTACCTTTTGCTTCTCCAAGTTTCTTTTTGTCTTTGGGGGTAAGACTTGAATAGATATCTTTACCTCCGCCCTGTGCGGCGTCAAGTGAAAAGAAGTTAATCATAAACTCTAAAACTTTATAATTTGTTTTCGGGAAATCGAAAGCATTAAAAAAGTCTTTAGGAGAAGTCATAGGTTTAAGGTCACCAAAGGCTGCCTTCATCTTTTCTGCTGTATCTAAATTACGCTGCTCTAAGGCTTCCACTGATTTAATGAAGTCAATACCAGCAGTCTTATCGATGTATGGTATTGTTTCTTTGGTAACAAGACCGTGTCCCGGATCTCTCTTATTCTTGGCAACTTTATAGATGGCTTTTGCAAGTGATTCTTCTTTGCCCGGCATAAGAGAGAGATCAACAATACCATCTGCACCCATTTCTAAAAATTTAACTTCTTCAACTATTTGCTGGGCTGCTTGTTGCATAGCCGCAGATCTAGGATCTGCTTTTGTCTTTGGCTTGTCCTGCTCATTAAGAATACCAGCATTTGCAAAGATATACTGCTTAAGAGCGCTCTTCTGTTCTTTAGATAATTTAATTTTTCCTGTGTTGCCTTTTCGCCTCTCAACAATAATAGAAGAGACAAGGGCTTTAACCATAGCAGGGTTCTTGACTGACATTTTTTTCTCCTTATGCTAGGCTCGCCCTAGCCTGATTATACATCCGTTGCGGCAACGCCTAACAGGTTGAAGTTTCCATCTTTTAAAAGTTCTTTTAATTTCTGACTCTAGAGATACACAAGAATCATATGCTGACTCACGCATCATCACCACCTCGTTTGGTAAAAAGTTTCAAGCCGTAGTCATCAAAAAGCATAGACAAAATGTATGAAGTGCCAGATGACAAACAACCTAGCAAAATTATATTAATAACTGAAAAATCAAAATTAAATAGTTGAGTATATGGACTTATTAGGAATAAAAAGACGCCAACCCAAAAGCCCATACACATAGGACAATGAAAAAAATGATGCTTAGGTCTTATCTTGTTAAAGATTGAACCATATACCAAAATCAAGGTCATGCCATAGGCAACTAAAATAAACGTAAGTAAATCCATCTTAAATCCTGTATAGACCCATGGCACCATAAGTACCATATGGGTAAATATAGCCGGGCCTCAAGGCACCCTGCATCTCTTCGTGTGGTATTTCTCCAAGCTCTGTAGACCTGTCATCTTCCGGTTCAAGCATTTCTTGTTCCATCTTCTCAAAGACTTCATCATATACATAATTATCTTTATCTAATTTAATGAATCTGTTGATTTGATAAATTAAAATACCCAATGTTGGAACTTCGTCATTCTGAAAATAAATGCCTTGTAGGATTCCATATGCGCTTGCGGACTGGACGGAGGCAGGGTCTATAATTCCTCGCTTTGTCAGAAACTTAAATACCTTATCTTGTATATCGTAAGAATCGTCAGATATTTTATCTTTAGGTACAACTGAAACCTTCGACTTTTTTGGATCGATTATAATATCAACCTCAGGGTGTTCATACATGACAATATTGCCTGCTAGATTTTTCCTAGCCTTGACTTCGAAATCGATACTATGAACATCATCACTCTTCTTTACTGTCAGTGCAGGTGCCGCAAATTTTACTCGCACCCCTTCTGGCTCAGGTCGATCAACCAGAGGCATCCTTATTTTAAGTGTAGGTTCCTGTTTGTCTACAAAGTTAAGCTTCAAAGACATTACTTAAGTTCCTCTGCTAAGTTCTGTAAGGCCAGAATTCTTTTTAAATCTTGTTCATCAATGTTCTTTTTTTGGAAAGAGTCGATCAATCTCTTTGCCTCTTGTAGTTTTTCTTTATAAGGAAAGTTATCATTCTTTCTTTCAAAACTATCAATAACGCTTTTAATCTGGTCCAATTCTTCTGCTATATACATTTTAAATGTAGAGGAGCTTGGGCCTTCCGCACATGTTATATAATTAGACAGAAGTTTCTTTTGATTCTCTAGAAGCTTATTGCCGTATTTATCGTTAAACTTAGTTATAAACTTTTTCAATACAAGATCATCAATTGGTTTTATTTCTTGCTCTTCTACAATCTGCTTCTTAGAAATCATTCCCATAAGAACGTTATTTTCTAAAATAACCTTTGTCTTAACATTAGTTTTTGGATTAAAGATTTGATAGATTGTTGCCAAGCTTTTATAGTTTGGAATAAAATTATCCCATACATCTCCGCTAAGACTTCTATTAATCTTGTTGATTAAATTTGTTTGCTCATTGAAAATAGATTTCTGGTTCAGCTTTTCGTATTGCTTTTTAGTCTCAATCATAATCTTTTCAGCACTATAAGTGTCTATCTCTTTGGTTTCATACAGTGCTCTATAAAGACTTAGCTCCCTACCCAAGAGGGTTTCGTTGTTGAAAGATTCTTTAATAATCTTTGCAATTTTTACTTTTTCTTTTTGGTCCTTTTTAAAACAAGCTTTCGCTAATTCTTTTACAAGACATTCAAACAAAAAAGCGGTATTTCTTTTTTTATTATGTTTAAGTCTCATCTTTAAGATACTCCATTCTTTTTATAAGATCTATAACTTCCTTTTTATTCTCAAGTAAAGTCATTTCTTCCATATCGTAACTAGTTTCTTGACCCTCATAAACTCCGACCTCCATGCCGGGGAAGACATTTCTAGGGGTATTGCGAGCCTTTTCTCTACTGTAGTGTCCTTTTATATTTTTTTGTCTCGCACCCATTCCCTTTCTCTTGTCTGTGGTGACGGGCTGATACTCTTTTCCTTTTGAGCCCTTAGTTGTATAAGGCTTCTTTTTACTCATTGGATTTAATTTATGTGGATAATAGTCTGTATCTCTCTTACCTGCAGGAGTTGCCATCAATTCATCAGCAGGGGCATCACCACCCGCCGAAGTATCAGTAACGGGGGCTGTACCTGTGTCTCCGCCTTCCATAGCAAGAGGGTCTCCTGCAGGTGCGGAAGGAGCAGAAATGCCTTCCATCTGTGCAGATTCTGCTGCTTTAGTAAGCATCGCATCATATTTTGCATCAAAGAAGATCTCTCGCTTCATCTTGATATAATCTTCTTCGCTCTGGCTAAAGATATTTTTAGCAACCCAGCTACGACTAAAGTATCCTTCTGTTGCGCTTGATGCAACATCAAACTTAGTTCGCATATGTTCAAGCTCTTGAAGCTCTGCTATCTTAGATGGATTATTCAAAGTCAAAGTATGACTAATCAAATCTTTCCCTTTGAACCCGAGAGCATATAAATGTATTGTCCCTATTTTCTCAAGTTCTGAGATGATCGATCTCTGAAGTCTTTGGATTGTCCTAGCAAATCTAATATCTTTCTGAGCTAGAGTTGATTTATCTTCTCCACCATCTTCACCCCTTGAGATATATGATTGTGGGATTTTAATTGCAGCAAACATCTTATCTCTAAGATACTTAACATCATCTATTCCACCATTATAGGTGCCTCCAG